CTGAAGATCCACTTGTGCCCGAAGATCCGGGAGTTCCGGGAGATCCAGCCGAACCATTTCCACCTGATGTGCCAGAAGATCCATTAGAACCATTAGTTCCTGAAGATCCACTTGTTCCTGAAGATCCTGTTGTACCAGAAGAACCCGATGTTCCAGAACTACCTCCTCCAACAATTAATGAAGCCGAAAACCATGTTCCAGATCCAGAAGTTGTTCCATATTGTAAAGTTCTATTAACACCAGTGCTTTGATATACTGTGAAATCAGCATAATCGGTTGAACCATTAAAATAAACTATTTTCGTAAGACAAAGAGATTGCCCAGTTCCAGAAGAGTTATTCGGTTCTTGAGAAATAGCAAAAGTATTACCATTTTTTCTAGCCTGCAAATTCATTTGGCTATTAGTAGAGCCGGGATCAGAAAACCATGCGCCAACAGCTATTATATAATAACCTTGAATAGTTGGAGTAAATCTTTTTGATGTAGGATCCCACCAATTATTAGGATCAAAATCATCTACGAATTCAATCAAAACATCAGATCCACTCGCAATTGTTTGATCAGCATTTAATTTTCCTTGAACTACATAATTCGATGCCACTAAACCTGTTGGAGAAGTACCACTTGTACCTGAAGATCCTCCAGAACCATTTGTTCCACTAGTTCCTGAAGATCCACTTGTTCCTGAAGATCCACTTGTGCCCGAAGATCCGGGAGTTCCGGGAGATCCAGCCGAACCATTTCCACCTGATGTGCCAGAAGATCCATTGGAACCATTAGTTCCTGAAGATCCACAAGTTCCTGAAGACCCACTAGTTCCTGAAGATCCACTTGTTCCTGATGATCCACTTATTCCTGAAGATCCACTTGTTCCCGATGATCCGGGAGATCCAGCCGAACCATTTCCACCTGATGTGCCAGAAGATCCATTAGAACCATTAGTTCCTGAAGATCCACTTGTTCCTGAAGAACCACTTGTTCCTGAAGATCCGCTTGTTCCAGAAGATCCACTTGTTCCTGAAGATCCACTTGTGCCTGAAGATCCTCCAGAACCATTTGTTCCACTAGTTCCTGAAGATCCACTTGTTCCTGAAGATCCACTTGTGCCCGAAGATCCGGGAGTTCCGGGAGACCCAGCCGAACCATTTCCACCTGATGTGCCAGAAGATCCATTAGAACCATTAGTTCCTGAAGATCCACAAGTTCCTGAAGATCCACTTGTTCCTGAAGATCCGCTTGTTCCTGAAGATCCACTTGTTCCTGAAGATCCACTTGTGCCTGAAGATCCACTTGTTCCCGATGATCCAGGAGTTCCGGGAGACCCAGCCGAACCATTTCCACCTGATGTGCCAGAAGATCCATTAGAACCATTAGTTCCTGAAGATCCACAAGTTCCTGAAGAACCACTTGTTCCTGAAGATCCGCTAGTTCCTGAAGAACCTCTTGTACCAGAAGAACCACTTGTACCTGAAGATCCTCCAGAACCATTTGTTCCACTAGTTCCTGATGATCCACTTGTTCCTGAAGATCCACTTGTTCCAGAAGATCCACTAGTTCCTGAAGATCCGCCAGAACCATTTGTCCCACTGGTTCCTGATGATCCACTTGTACCAGAAGATCCACTTGTTCCAGATGAACCGTTAAGACCAGATGATCCACTTGTACCTGAAGAACCATTTTGACCCGATGAACCACTTGTTCCAGAAGATCCAGTATTTCCTGATGAGCCACTTGTTCCAGATGATCCACTTGTTCCTGAAGATCCACTTGTTCCCGAAGAACCATTGCTAGATCCAGAAGAACCGCTTGTTCCACTGCTTGTTTGACCACCATTATTAGAAGTTATTTCAAATCCTCTATAAATTATAAAATTAGCTTCAGTAGACGAAAGAGCAAAAAGCACAGGTTTTGTTACTTGTCCTACAAATGTAGGCTCTATATCTGTATACGCACCTGAAGTATAAGGCGAAAGAAAATAAACATCACCCTCATTTAATGAGCTTAAACCTGTTACTCTGCCATTATAAACTAAATCAAAATTACTACCGCTAATATGTTGAACAATACCAACTACTTCAGCTGTTTCAACAGAATCTGCTTTTGCCTTAAACCAACCAGTAGTATCATTGAAACCCAATAAATCTCCAGTTACAAATGCATGACTAGACTGATTAAAAGTCCTAATCAATCTTTCTGCATCTTGAGCAAAATCTGTAGCAGCATTTAATTCAACTAAATCAGAATCAGTAACCCCGTCTCTATACCAATAAATATATGAAACGTTATTTATAATCAATCGAACCTGCATCGATTGAAAACGAATGGCTTGTGGGATGGCTGCATTTGCTGCACTTATCGCAGCTGCTGCATTGGCACCAGTATATGGACCAGACCAACTGTCAACCGGACAAGGGTTAACAGGTTGAATACCAAATGGTAATTGTAATCCAGTGGTTAAAGCCATATATTATTTTACACTCTTGTTATTTGATGCCTATGATTTGAAGTGTATGGTATAGCATTTGTCATAGTATACACATTATATGTGGATAAATTACCAGTATAATCAGCTACACTAAACGATGATTGTAAATAATTAGCAGTTATGTTTGCATTCAAAGCGTCTAAATCTAAAACTTCAGAAACAGTCAAACTATTTGGCATAGCAACACTAAATATTCTTTCTGTTGTGTTTGTATTTAAATTGAATGGATTACTACCATCTACAAAGATTTTAGATGGTAAACCCCTTACAACAGCAGAATTTGTTGGACCAGTTGCTGTTGGACCATAAAAAATTAAATCAACAAAATTTACAGTACTGCTTGATGAATAGACTTGAGAAGATAAATAAGATTGATAATCATCAATAATTTTTACTCGATATAATAAACTAGAAGCTGAATTTAATAAAGAATCATCATGTGTACTACTAGTTATACTAGTAGTTCCAGGACCAATTGAAACAGGCGAAGCTATATTTACCCAAGAGCCAGCGCCATTTAATTGATATTGCCATTGATAACTTACTAGATTTACATTTGAAGTATTTCTTGTAACAGTTCCGCCTAATGTTGAATTTGTGTGGCCTTTTTCTCTTTTAGAATTAGATTCATATCCATTTAATCCAATACCAGCAATTGACAAACTTGCAGTAGGTGCAACATAAGCGCTTGGTGTTATTGTTAATAAAGAAGTACCAGACGAACCAGCCGTATCTGTAACAATATATCTATAATAAAAACCTGATGTATTATAATTTGTGTCTGTTAAGTTATGAGTATATGTATCAGGATTGGTAGTGCTTGTTGATAAAACAGACCAAGCTCCAACATTTCCCCTACGATATTCTAATGAAGCTCCTGAAACAGTTGCTCCTAAAGTATTTATTGTATAACCGAAATTTAAAACATTACTTATTGCTGTTTGATTAAATGCAACACTTGTTGAAGAAGTTAAAGATGTTGTTACTTCTAGATTTTCTCTAATAGCCATTTCAATTACATCTTTTGATGTTTTACCAGAGGCTGGAATAGTATCTCCATTTAAATATTTGCCGAAAGTTTTTCCTGAAGCAATTGAAACAATTAAATCACCAGTAAAATAAGAAGATGCGGCAACACCCGTCTGACGTTTGATTATATTATTTTCTAAAACTAAATACTCTTCTACTCCTGTTGTATAAGAAGGCGGCGCATTAAAAACAATATTATTTGCTCCGCTTAAATAAATATTTCCTGTAGTTATAGTATCTCTATCTGAAAAAATAGGAAAATAACCAGTAAAACCCGATCCATCAATTACATAGTTTCCAGTAGTTATTCCTGTTACAACATCAATAATTTGCCCTGAAGTAAATCTTAATGTTTCTGAAAAATCCGAGAAACTACCATCTTGATAAGAAGCGCGTACTTTTACTTCGTAATTTTTATTCGGCTTTATCGGAAATTTAATTTTTGGCTCAAATTCAGATAAAATAAAATCTGCATTTCCAGTTATTCTTTTTGCGAATAAAACGCCTTGCTCATAATCAATAGTTGAAGGCGTATCGCTATATCTACTTAATAAAACACGATCCCCTACAGATATTGATCCAACGCTTGATGATCTAAATAGATCAACTGTTATATCAAAATATCCAGCATTTGAATTATAATTTTCATAATTATAAATAGCATAGGATTGAGAATTATCTTTTTTCTCTAATTTGATTTTGCCAGTTATTCTAGACAAGAAAAATTCTACATCATTACCTAAGTGATTACTAGAATCTAAATATAATTTACCAATACTATTGGAACCTAACGGCGCATCGCCCTGTAATTTATTTGCTCCAGGATCGCCCGGAGACATAGCTGTTCCATCATATGTGTACTCTAAATACCTACCTCCAGATATAAATCTTGCACCAGAATAACTTCCAGTATATATAGAACCGCTATATTGATCACCGCTCGGTAATAAAATAAAAGAATTTGTTCCGGTATCAAACGCTTTGATAAAATATAATTCTGGATAATTTAAATAACCAGAAGGAATCCTAATTTCAGTTATATAGTCAAATAAACCGCCAGTTGGATAAAAACCTAATGGAAATGAAGAATAATTGTCTAAAAATAAAGTATGATCAGGCCATCTAATACCAGAATTACCATATTTCTGGAAAATTGGAGTTGATCCAGAATAATAAGTAGAACCTGTTTTTGACTGAAAAACGTTTAAGCCCGTACCATGATGTATTCTTTTTATTCCTTCCACTTGAGGGTTAGTAGAAGAAAAAATATAATTAGCGTTTTCTAGTCCATCCTCATAAACATAAGCTTCAAAAGATAAAGCGTTAGATGTTTTTATATCATTCCATTTAACAATTGCTTGCGCATCTAAATTTTTATCATACTGATTCTGACTGCAAGATATATAACCAGTAATACTATCAATCTTTGACGGGACAACTGATGTATCATAATAAGAGGTTTTTATTCCTGAAGTTACATATAATTGACCTGAATATAAATAATCATAAGGCGCAAGCATTAAATAAAACGGCAAAGTTGTTTCCAAAGAACTATCAAAAAAATCAGGCGGATCTATTGTAAAATTAAAATTGTCTTTTTTATCTGAATAATCAAATGATAATGTCGAAATAGGAGTTAAACTATAAAAATCATTTTGCCCTGAACCAGTTTCTAAACTTACATTTTTAAAAGTATATACATTAAGACTTCTTAAACCAGAAACATTGTCGTAATACGGAAAAACTGTTAGCGGATTTGTGTTTCTTATGTCAATACCAGTTAATTTAACAGTAGGATAATTTAATAAAAAGTAATATATATCTTCATTACCAAATATATCACTTGATACTATATCAATAAAATATTCTCTTTTTCCTGAAAAAACTAAACCAGATAACGCTCCAGTATTATTATTTATCAACGAAAGAATCTGAGTATTCGAAAAATTAAAATCAGTTGATTTATAATCATTGAACAAACTACCTATATATGATCTATCTTTTGTATATAAGTCCGCTTTAAAACCGGAAAAGACATCTAAATCAATTGAACAAGTAGAATAAACTAAATCATCTTGTGGACTTTTAACATTTAAAGAAACCGAAAGATTATTTTGATTAATTACTCCCGATACAAACTTACTACCAGCAGTCAAACCTGCAAGAGTGGGATCAACGTCATAATTTAATCTTGAAAAACTAGATAAATTATTAACTGCTAAACCTGTTATAGCAAAAGTTCCACCAATAGAGCTAAAACCTGTTATTAACGGCATATTATATATTAATTAGTTTATTATTTTTATCAAACAAATAAAGTTTTATATATGCAGAGGCATTATTTGAAAAAGCGTTAATACCAAAACGACCCATAAATACGTTTTTATCACCCACGTTATCAGCCGTAATTTTAAATTTCAAAGATTGATTTTTTAAATTAATTACACATAATAAACCACCTCTATCATTTAAAACCAATTGTATTTTTTTATAATATTCACTATTACTATTATTTATATAATTAAAAATATTAGAAAATGATATATTTATATAAGAATAAGCTGCACCAGCAACCTTAGATAATAAAGTTGTTTGTTCAGTAAATGAATAATCATATGCAACTTTTGGAACTTGATCAGCATTTATGCTATACGGTACAATATATTGATTGATAGGAATTGTAATCTCTTGCAGAAAGTCAATATTTGAGTACGAAATAGTATTATTAATAATATCATTATCTTTCTGCAATAAATTTTTATCTAAATATGTATATTTAGAAGAATCATACTTAATAGCAAATACGCTATATTCATTATTATTGGTTTCAGATATACTGACTATTTTATAATAAATATAATTATTATTAATATTTAAATCATCGATAATAAAAACAGTAGATGAAATAATTTTGTTAAAATCAGAATAATTATAATCAGCATCAAACCAAACCTTATTAGTGCTGTTATCGATATTTTTAATTTTTAATTCTAGTATTTGAATATTATTGGCTTGCGTGGCTGTAATACCATTAAAAGAAGAATCCACAACATAATTAGAAAAAATAAATTTTATCTTCTGACCTATTAAATTTAAATTTAATTGCCTATCCACAACAATAGAATTATCATCTAAATCAACATTTACCACTCTACCCTGAAGAGTAGAATTATTCTTGTATTGATCTTTTATTTCAATAACATCTCCTGGTTTTAATAGAATCCCTTGAAGATCTGTAGAAAAATTTACAGATTGATTCTCTAATCTATTTGTCATTAATAACCATTCACCAATTCTTCTAGCTTGATCTCTAGATGTAATACCAAAACCTAAAATTTCTTTAATTATAACGCCATAATTTTTTAACAATTCTGCATCTTCAACAATTTCAACAGAATCATTGAAATTATCATATTGATCTTTGAAAGAAATTTTTGCAACACTATATAACCCCTCCAAACTTCCACTAGAATAGAAAAACGCTCCATCTTTAACGTTTGAATTATTAAATAAATAAACAACTGGCTTTTGAACATCGTAAGTAGTTCCTATGTAATTATTTTTATAATAAGATATTCCTCTAAAAATAGAACATATATCAGATAACAATTTCAATGAATTAGTTTCGTTATCTATTAATAAGTTACAAGAAAATCTAGGCTCTAAAGGGTCTCTATAATTTTTACTTCGAGGCAAACATTTACCATTAATACTTGAGTTAACATTTACAGTAAAATCATCATTACTAACAAATAAATCATCATCGACAATATTTTTATTCAAAATATTATTGTAAAGCGAAGTATTATTTTTCACAGAATTAGCAATATTTGTTAAAATAAAAGCTTTAGCCGCACCCTGTGTGTTTTTATCACCGATTGAAACTCTAGACAAAATTGAAGAATTTTTAATAAATGTATTCACGCTTGTAGACAAAAAGCTATTTAATAAACCAGTTAAATCGGTCTCAAAAAAAGATTTAGGTCCAAAATCATTTATTAATTGAATTTCAAAATGTGTTCCGCCTCCAGTTGAAACTTCTGAAGATTGTCCATCTTGAAAAAGATTAACCTCTTTAACAGACCAAATAATTTTTTTATAATTTTTTTCAACATCGCCGTCTGCATTTTTCATATCGTACAAAAAAATCAATGATTCATAAAAAGAGTCATTTGAAAAAACATCTGTAACAGTATCATAAACAGGCTTATATTTCTTTTTAATAAACTCTAAAGATCTATTATTTTTTTGAATATATATCTTATTTTTTTGCGTATAATACATTTCAAAAGAATCTTCACTCTCAGAATAAGGCACATTTACTTTAACCAAGTCATCACAATACTGAGATAGTTTATATAATTCCCATTTGTTTATGTCAGATTCATTGATTAAACCATTACCTAAACCATAACGAGAATTTGTGCAAATATCAAAAAATACCCAAGCTGGATTATCTGTCCATCTCAAAAAGTTATTAAATTTACCATTCCAATTACCATTATATTCTCTAGCTTCAGGATCGTAATTAGAAGGTGTTTTTATTTTTAATAATTTAAGATCAAATGTTCTATTTGGATCTGAATTAAAATGTCTAGAACTAACTACTGTTTTTACTGTGCAAGAGTATGGATAAACGAAATATCCTTTAGTTAAAATTCTTTCCACAACGCTTGAAACAGAAAAATCACAAAAAACTGACGCCAGATTTGTATTAGCGGGATCTATTTTTTTGGTAAGAGAAAAAACTTTAACATAATAATTATTATTTTCAACTGAATTTAAATTTAAATCTATTGGAATAGAAATAGTAGCCGCACTTTTTGCAAATCCAGTTATCGCAACAATACAGTAATATCTCCGCGAAGAAAAATCTTCCGATATTTCAATAGCAAACGAAGCAGAGTAATTCTCATTATTATTAAAAAGACTGTTTACCGTAAGATTTATTGAAATATTATCACAAAATTTATTATAAATTTTATGAGTAAACTCCTGACAATTATTTTTTGCCGAAGAGATAATGTTAACTATATTCTTAATATTAAACTTTGAGCTATAAATAAAATTTGAAGTGAATTGATTAGAAAAATACCAATTCGAATCATTGATTGGTAGCTTAATCGGAATAAAATTATTTGTTTCATCTATAATAAACTGAAAATAACCATTATAGATGATATTCGGTATAGTTTCTATTTCTGATAAATATAACTTTTGATCGTATTTATAAACAGTCGATGGATAATTGCCATAATTATAATTCTTTACTTCCTCACCATAATCAATTTCAAAACCAGAACTTACAAAATTAAATTTATTCAATTTAGAATCAATCAACGGCACATCATTATAATATATTCCTTTACCTAAAATAGTATCATCAGAATCTTTTGGATTTGTAGAAGTGCCATATTTTAAAACGTTTCCATATTTATCAACTAATCCTTCAATAGGGCCTTCACATAAAAGATCTGTACAATATAATTTTTCATCTGATTCTATTTTTTTAACTAACTCCTCAAGTTTTAAGCCAGGCATATTACTGATAAGACTTTGCAAAGATAAAACAGGACCATCTTTACCTCCTTGATTAATCCAATATTCAGCTTTATTATTTAATCCTTTGACAAAAAATTGATTATTATTATAAGGCATATATTAACTTCCCTTTATAATGTCTAAAACAGATGAGCTGATAGTTTGCGCTTCCGCTCCATTGAATACAATTATATCATTTGAAATGACCGCACTACCTATCCTAAATCTACCATAACCAATAGGAACCGGAATATTTCTATTAGTAACATTTTTAATCTTTCCTAAAACAGAAGAGCTTGTTTTTATATCCACTGGTTCTTTAGGCGTTAGTAATTTAGTTAGAACAAAAGATAAAACTATCAAAACAACGCCAATAATTATTAAAGCGCCTACTAATCCACCTTGAACAACAGGTAAAATATCTACAACACTGTCTTTTTTTAATAATTTACTTTTTAATAAATGAGGCGGCATTATTTTTCCATCAATGTAAACAATAAAATGTGTAAAAAATTTATCCATTGTTCTAAAGAACAAATTTTCTTTACGATTGTTTGCTTCCAAAGCCTCAAAAACCTCCATAATTGATTTGACATCAAGCTCCCAAGATGAACCGAGTTTTTTCGCTAAACAACCGTATAAGTTAATCTTTATCATATGTTTTATAAAAAAATCTATTTAAATTTACACTGTATAACAGCATATTTAAACAATGATATTTTTGATTTTCTAAATCCCAATCCGAAAAACCTTTATCGTTATATTTGTAAGGATGACTATGGAATAAAATAGAATCAATGTTCTTCAAATATTCTTTATGCGAAATAGTAAAATAATTAAATGGATCTGGATGTAAATTATCACATTTTACAAATATATTATTTTTAATGAAACCGCATATTTCAACATTAGAATTTTTAGATAATTCCATTAAATTATTTAATAAATCTTTAGGAAGGAAGTTTATATTCATATTGAACAGTACCAGGAAAACCCCCAAAAGGAATGCCTATTTGATTACCATTAAATCTTAAACTACAACCATTAAGATTTTTGGAGCACTTATCCTCTTTCCATTTATTTGTAAAATTGAATGGATGCTCATTAAAAGATCCATTTTGATCTATACAAACAAAAAATCTAGCAGGTATTGAATTATTGTTAATTTGGGAATCCTCATTAAAATCAAAATTAATAGGAGGCTCTATTTTTACAAAATCACCAAATTTATAACGAGTATTTCTATTATAATCACCTCTATAAATTAAATTATTTAAACCGTAAGATTCCGATGTTGATAATTGGCTATTCGCTGCGTTTGCAATTAAAAACATTTTATTATTTTCATCAGCCATTGGCAAACCGAGATTTTCTTCGTCTGTAAAAAAAGTGGATCCCTTTTTAATTACTGTTTTACTTTTAGTAAAAGGTACAGGTAAATTATATTTATTTCCCAAATAAAATGAAATATATTCTGCTTGTTCTAATGTCAAAGTTGTATTATAAATAATTATTTCATAAACTACAATTTCACTAGGTTCAACAATATTAAAACCAAGACCATTAGAACCATTTATAAAACCATCTCTTTGCACATAAATATTACCATCTCTTATAAAATATGTTGTACTTGTAGAGCTATTAGGACATATGGCTCCATATACCCTAGAATTATTTAAGTTATTTGGAGCCCAAGGACCAACTGATTTAACCCAATCATAATTTGAAGCATCTATTTTTGAAGCCATAACATCTTCGTAATGATTCCAATAACCTAATAAAAATTTACCATCTTGAGTTGAAGATAAACCGCGATACGTATCTTTTTTAGAAGTTTTATTATTTATTTTATCAACCATTTCAGACACATAAAAAATTGTTAAAGCGCTATTTAAATTACTTGTTGTAATTGTTAAAGAATCTGTAGCTCCAGTTCTATTGGACAAAAGAACACCATTATAATCACCCATTCTACCTTGATTTATATATTTTTTTGGATTACCGGATATAGTTATGCTTCCACCAGCAGTGCCTGCGTTAGTCCAAGAAGTTAATTTATCAAAACTCAATATAGTACTAGGTGGATTTTCTAATGGAATTGTAGTTGTTCCAGAAAATGTTTGAGTAGAACTTTGAAAATGATAAGTTAAATTAGATGATAATCCTAAATTAGTATTTATTGTAGATAAATCATCATTCAATGTTTCTCTTTGATATACATCTGGCCCTGTATAACCATTTATTTTACCATAATTACAACCGCAACCCCGGTATGTCCATTGACACGCATTATTAAATATTTTTCTTGAAGGTATACTAATACCCTCAAAATCCAAAACATTAGTTAGAAGAATTTCAATTTTATCTCTGCTTTCAGAATTTTTTTTCTGAATAATATACATATCACTTGCAATAAAAGAAGAGAAAGATCTAGCGCCCAATAAATTTTTATTAACGCCTCCAAAATTTTCATCATCTAAATCTTTAGCAAGTATTTTTTTTCTATAAAACCTACGACCAATAAAATCATTTCTATCTTTCATCAAATTAGACATATAATTATTTATATTAGAAATCAAAAATGTAGGTCTATTAGTTTTGCCTTCTGAATTATATTCTAAATTCGAAACCTCACATGGAATGTATAAATATTTTTTTCCTTGAAAGATTAAATCTTTTTGAAAATTTTTAGATCCATGAAAATATAAATAACCCTCATAATCGCTCAAATGTATCTCATAAAAATCTAAAACTTCATTATTATTTAAAAGAAATAAATTCGACATAATTAGGTTAAACTATTAGGATTGTTTAAAAACATATTTACATAAGGATGCCTATCAGCTATTGGCACCCTTAAAGAAGAAGTAGAATTTGTTAATTGTAAATTCGAGCTGTTTTTTACTAAAAAACCTTTAATATCATAAGCTATTGATTCAACTAACGAATAAGATTTTTGATACATTTCTGATGGTGTTTGAGCCAATCCATAAGAATAATCAAATAAAAACATTTGCGAATTACTAAAAATTAGATCATTATAATAATCGGCTCCAAAATCATTAAATAATTGAATCAAATATGTTGCCGGTGTAGAAACAACATTTCCAGGAATTAATTGACTATAAAACTCACAAGTTTTAAACCCATTAACATAAGTTTCATTTACCATATAACTTTTTTCTCCGCTATTATCTGCAATATAAGGAGTACTAAACATTTGAACAAAAAATATTGAAAAACTAGGATAAACAGTACTACCCAGTGTTATTTGTTGCGGAGTCGTTGTGTCGGCTAATGAAGTGCCCCAATTTGAAATATTATGATGCATTAAAACATCTAAAGAAGATTGCTTAGTATAAGCAAACTTATAATTACGTAAAAATCTATCATGTAATCTTGTTGGATAAACGCCTCCATCTTGATCCTCATACGATTTTCTAGCAAAATTACATAAACCATATGATGCTTCACCCATATATCTTGGATGATTCAAAATATTACCAACGAATACAGGATATGCAAAAGTTGGAATTCCCTTGGAAAATGTTGCTGTTGGAGTATTTGTTGGCAATAAATTAAAATAAGGAACATAAGACCAATCGTAAAAGGAAGATGATGTTTTTATTGCTGATATTAAACTATAAACATTCGCATTTGGAACATTAAAATTTCCAAATTGTTCATTCAATGTAAATTTTTGAACTCTTTTACCTAAATACTGTCTAAGCAGACCATTAAATGGAGCGAAATTACCTCCCGATGAAGATCCCCAAGAAGTGGTTCCCACAGCAAAAACTAATGTTGTGTAAGAAGGTAATATTCTAGGAATCATTTTTACTGTATTATTAGCAATAACATTTCCCCCTGATTTATTGGCAAATTTATAAGTATACACTCCAAAATTACCAACTGGAGTTAAACAACCCGCATCTCCAACTAAATTGAAAGGATTTTTAACACCGCTTTCACAAGACCACGTACCAGTAGCTGCAGAAGATCCAGTTAAACTCCTCGTTGAAAATCTAAATTCCAAGTCACTATTAGAAAATATTTTTTTTCTAAAATTTAAATAAATATTCGGCCAGGTAGGCGCTCCAGAAGTATAATTAAAACCCCCTTGTTTTTTTTCTTGTCCAACTGTTTTATATTTTAAATTTAAAGAATGTAGTGAACTTATATTCTCATCAACTACAACTTCATCTGTAGGTGTTGTAGAGCTAATTAACACTGAATTATTTTTCTTGTTATCTTTTTCAACTGATAAATTCAACACTGTATCAGCAACAACATTACCATTAACAACGCTTGGCGATAAATCAAATAACAAGGTTGATTTATTTTTACCATCAACAGAAATAGTCAAACTTCTTTGTTGAGAATTTATTTTATCTTGTATTTCACTCATATTAAGGAGTTTCTAATGCGTTAGTTATTTTAAATCCATCAATATGAAAAGCTTGAGTATCAAGCGCATCATTATTTTCAATATTTATCAACCAACCTTTCGATCCTGCACTTCCTGCGTACATAACCGAATATATATCTTTATAAATATAATAGTCTATAGGAATAGTGCTATATGTATAATTATCGAAATTAAATATCGGCCCACCATCAGTAGGCTCAAAATATGTCCATTCTAAATTAGAATTATCATTTTTCCATATCAACCCATCACCACCATGCCCATATAAGCCACAATTATTAAATTCTAATTCTATCGAAAAACGATTTGAACTATTAGGGCTAATTAAAAATCCATCGCCGCCATTAATATACGGTATATTAAAATTAATCGCACCGGTAGTTTTACTACTCGCAACATAATTACATAAAGCTGGAGCATTATTAGAAAAGAATTTTACATATATTCCACTATATCTTCTAAAATCATAAGAGTTGTTATTTTGGCTAACTAAATATTCATATAAATCAAAATCTTTTTCATATGTATCATATCTACTTAAATTTAAAACTCTATAATTAACTTTTAAATTACCTCCAGGAGATGTGTATAAACCACTGTATCCAGTTCCATCTAAATTAACATTATAATTATCAAAACCAGTACAGTAAGAATAATCACCAACGCCAGCATTATTTACTCCTTGTATTCTAGCATAATAATTTGTATTTATTGTAAAATTTGTTAAATCTATACTATAAATATTTTCTAATAATCCTTTATAATTACCATATAAAGGTAAATTTGCATCTTCATTTTGAACTACAGAATATTGATATGTTGTAGGTGAAGTAAAAGAAGTATTTGCTGAAAGCTGTAAATTAAAACCAGTTAAAAATGTATTATTTGTTATAACGCTCCAAAAAAAGTTTCTGTACAAAGGATTAGCAAGTGTAGAATTGTAATCTTCTACCGCAAAAAAAGAACCAATTCTTGGAGGAGTAGAAAATGTTTTTATTCTACGTCCTGTAACATCAATTGTTATATTTTCATCTTCATCTCCTACAGAAGATAAACTTCTAACAGTAATCTCTGCTGATTCATAACCATCTATATTACCAGCAGTAATAAAAGAAGATGTAAAGTTTCTATATGGACGGTGCAAAACATAAACAACACCAGAACTTGATGGATTAATGGTTAATTCCACTTCATCATTCGATAAATTAATATTATTTAAATCTGCGCTTATAAACAATGTGCCTGTATTGGTATCATTACAATCTGATGCATCTATACCTTGCAAATTAGTTTTAGATATATTTATATCATATTTAATTGGAAAATTACCACTGTTTACCAAAACAAGACCTGTATATCCACCAAACCCCGTAACAACATCCGCCAACTGGACCCCAGTATAATAAGTAGTCATTGAGTAAAATATAGTTTTGTATTGAATTTTGTTGCAGTATCAAATGGATTTTTAAACTCAATAAACTTTACACCTATATCATTATTGTTATTGAAATTATAAGTATGATTCCATTCTGGACAATAAACGTTAATTTCTTTATTATATGGTTGAGGCAAAGTATATTTAAACACTTTATATCCCGCTTTATCATCTAAAAATTTTAATATTGCTCTTGTTTCAGAGTTTGATCTATTTTTAAAATCGACATTAAATTCTAAAATATTATAATTGATTCCGTCTTTGTCATATTCAGTCGTAGAATTTTTAAAATCACCTTTTAATAATCTCAAGCTAGAATTTATATTATAATCAATATTTCCTTTAAAATAAAAATCTTTAGTAAACCAAGAACTTATTCCAGTTGGACTATTTACTGGAGAAACAACAAACGGACCAGTTGTTATAGTTGAATTCTCATCAATATTATATGCAGAACCTGTATAAAAATAATAACCTCTTAATTTAACAGAATCTGAATCATAGTAAAAAATATCATTATAATTAATCGAATTAAATTTATTATCTGAAGGATAAGTTTTTATATTGATTTCGTCTAGCTCGACCAACATCCCTTTATAATCCAAAGAACTATCATATAATGATTCTGCTTCTATTTTAATACTATTTATATCATTATAAATAGTAGAATGATCAATGCTTTTAAAATATAATTCTGCATTCTTTTTATAAGGAGGAAATAAATTCATTTCTACTCCTTTGTAACCTTCATAAAGACTTTTCTTTTTTGTTTCTGGAGAGTTTTCAAAATATGTTATTAAGCATTTTGCTTCTTTATCTGTTAAACCATCGTAGTTTAAATTAAATTTAGAGTTTAATGTATTTACAGTTTGAGCTACATTAGTCTTATAACCATCACCCATTTGCAACATTGACAAATTAGATGTAAAATTAGCACTACAACCATAATTCATTTTAAACAAATCATCAATGTCCTGAGTCCAATATCCAATTCCTGTATAGGTTATAGGGCTATATTGAATTCCAGCTGAAACATTATTAAAAGCAAAATATAACCTCGTATTATCAAAGTATTTCTCATATAAATATTTTTCATAACCACTTATTTGTGAATCCGCGACAACTCCTGTAAAATGAATTACTTCATAATATTTTATATCAACACTATCATTATTGTTGCCGAGAATAAAATTTGTCGCTTTCCAATTAGCATTAAAAGAAGAATATGTTCCTAAATCAATACCGTTTTGTCTTAATTTTATAGTGCCTGCCGCATTATCTTGAATCAAAGTAAAAATATTTTTATCATTATAAAGAGAAGAAACAGAATTAAATTCAGTATTATCTAATAATATTTTTGCTTGATTATATGAATTTGTTCCACTTAATAAAAATTTTCCATAAGTTGAATCCGTTCCGAATTGTAATATTTTTTGTGATTGATCTACTTTCTTTAAATCAGCAGCTTCAATAAGAAATATCAAAGTTCTAGAATCAGAAGCAAAACCAGTCCCGCTTAGTGTTTGATCATTAAATAAATTAATATAATTTTCATTAAAATCAACATATGGATTTGTAGCAGCAAATGCGCCTGTTTGATTTAAATCGCCGCTACCAGAAACTAAATTTCTCCATCCAGTAACATCAAATTTTGTATCTGTTTTAAAGTACTCTAAAAGATCATTGTTAAACCAAGTTGTTAATCCAGTTTGACCATTACCAGTATAAGCTGGCGATAAAGAAGCTCCAGTAAATAATTGAAAATCAACAATATCATATTTTGAATACGAATTATTAAAATTGTATTCTGAAATATTTTGTATATTTAAACCTGATATTATGTAACTCATTATACTAAAGTTTTATTTTGTGTTACTGTTTGTTCTATATCAGCTGAAGCTAGCAAATATTGACCTTCTGAAACTTCATAATTTTGACTTAATAATATACCGCTTATTGAAAAAGTATCTAATACAGTGCCATATGTATCTCTTAAAGAAACAGTTGAATTAACATTTTTACCATCAATATCCAATATTCCTCCTAAATCGTTGGATTTTAAAGATAATTGTAAAGATCTATTTAATTTGGCAACTCTAAAAGGAATTATATCATTTATATGAAAAAAAGAAGGTCTTTCACAAGACGCGCTATAATCAAAACTTAATATTTTATCAACTCCTTCTAAATTTGACGTTGTTAAACTTGACCGATAACCATTAGCAAAATAACTCGGTATTTGAATATTGTTTTTATCTTCATTTGTATTAGAAGTAAAATCTTCAACTTTAACATTACCATACCAATCAAATTCTGCTGAAATCAAAATAGGCTGAAAAGGCTCAACACTAAAACTAATTGATTTTGGATAAACATTAGATATTATTACTGAAGCAAAATTTGCAGTAATCGATGATTCATTAAAACCAGTAATCCTTAAAAAATCTGGCAATGCTCCAGTCAAATAAAAATCAGTAGACAAACTGCCAACTACACTACTTTGCGGAGCATAATTTAATAAAGAACCATTGTTTAATATGACTGGATCGACATTAGCTTTAGCAGATAAAGAAACTTTTGTTGCGTAATAGTTTTTATCTTCTAATTTAAAAGCAACATTTCGATAATTTAAAAAATTAGCCATTGTTATTAGTTTTTTTCAACTCTTCAATTTCTGACTGCAATTCTTTAACAGCCTGTATTAAGACGGCAGTTAATCTTGTATAGTTGACCGCTTGAATTTCATTATTTCCGTCTCGACAAACTAAGTCAGGAAATATTTCATCAACTTCTTCAGCGATAACACCAAATTGTTTTTTAGATGTATTTATTAAATTATAAGAAACAGGATTTAATTTACAAACGTCTTCAAGAACATTTTCAATCGGTTCAATATTTTCCTTATATCTTAATGCAGAAGATTCAGATAATGTGCCATTAATATGTAAATCACCATCTCTAGTAAGACGCGCTCTAATCGCGGAAGTATTTATTCCACCATCTAATAAAAATGCAAATTGATCAACATATGGACCAGTACTATATAATCCAATTGACCATCGTTTTGTTGGAGAAGCTACGGTTCCTGTTGCAAATGTGCAAATATTTGCATTTACAGGTCCTGATGCATAACTATTAATATATAAAGTTTCATTTTTAGTTGCAATGTCAGATTCTACTATAACTGGAATAGTATCAGATGATTTAATATGTATTTTAGCTGATGGGCTATTTGTTCCCACTCCTAATTTTTGATTTGAACAATCATAAACTAAATTAGCTGTACTATTACTAGCTGATCCGCCTAAATTAATATTATTATTAAATAAAGTTAAATATGCATTTCTACTTGTATTAGAAAGCATCATACTTGTTGTGTTTGTGCTTGTATTATTTAATCTAACAAAAACACTAGAACCTTTGACATCTAAATTATAAGCTGGAGCTGTATTATTAATACCAACATATGAATTTGCTCCATTCTCGACATATAAAACATTATCACCAATACATACATCGTCTGATGTATTTTTATTTAAATATAAAATATCACCTGCAACAGTGTTTCTAATTTCGCATAAGCCCGGATCAAATAAAATACCTGAAGCGCCACTTTGAAAAGTGACTCCGCCACCAGAAACATATAATTTATTTGTTAAATCAGCTGATCCGCTAAATATGCCTACATTACCATTAACATCTATATTTAAAAAACCAGTATAATTAGAACCATTAGTTGAACATTCTATATAATAATCAGTATCACTGGCTTTTTTAGTGTGCCTCCAACTTACAGCGCTATCACTTAAAGTATAAGAAGCTTGTCTACCAGCGCTTCTAGAAGTTATTTTAGCTTCTGCTACGGTTGCTGATCCAATATCACCTATATCTAATGCAACTTGAGGATTAGTTTTATCTATTCCAACATAACCATTAGCTCCAACAGTAATACCACTAGGAGTAGTTCCACCTATTATACTAATTGAAGATGAAGATGGCGCAGTTAAACCTGTGAAACATTTTTGTAAGTTAGCGAGTGTTAATTGCTCAGTGCTGCTAGTCGTGCCAACACAAAAAACATGATTTTGAGTTATAGTCGAAGGCGTAACAACAGGTAAATCTGTGATTTTCATTATTTTTTAATTTAAATATGTTTTATATGATAACGTTACACTCATTAAGTCATCCGCACTTGAATTAATTTGTTCTGATAATATTATAGCATTTGAATTAGAAAAATTAAATATTGGAGTTGTTTTTTGAACTTTAGTAAAAGCGTCTAACTCTATATCATCATAAGTTGTTAAAGTAAGACCGTCGTATGTTTGTAAAGGTATATTTTCTAAAATTGTTCCGCTTACACTTATATTGAAATTTGTAATAGGAGATGAAGAAAGATCATCAAATAGCTCTTTTGTTTCATAGTTATCTATTTCAAGAGTAAAAGAAGTCGTAACTTCAATGGGAAATACATTATGAACTTCTAAAGGAAATTGAGCATTAGAGCTAGCTAAACCATAAATAGGAGTTTTAGGACAATTAAAATCTATACTAAAATCTTTTATTCGATTAGTTGTTGAATTGCGACATGTTAAATTAATATTTTTAACTTGAGGAACAAATACACTGCCAGCATTTATATTACCAGTTGGATCTGAAACGGGTCCAATATTTCCATATATATTAAACTGCGAATCAATTTGCGGAACTTCACCAACTGAGCAGCTTATAGAAAAAGAATTTAAATAACCTTGATCAAAAGAAAAATATTTTCCTTTATAATATAAACCACCATTACAATATTGTGCTGTATAATTATCTCCATCACCTGTAAGACTAAAAACAGGATCATTATTTACCAAATATCTATTTATACTTAATTGCGCAGTAGGTATAGAATTAATTACTTGTTTAACAAATCCTTTACCCATCACATTGACAGGTTTATAATCTATATTATAAGAACCATCAACGCTTGTAATACCAGACAAAGCCATTCCATTTAAATAGAATGTATTTTCGTAATTTGTAATTGCGTTATACATTTTAAGTTGTTTGCTTTCTACTTAATTCGCCATTTGTACGCATACCATCCATATATGTAGCTTTTGCAATTTTACTAATTTGTAATGCCATTTCTTTAGTCAATTTAACATCATTAGGTTTATAACTGCTTGTTTGAGAATTGACATTCATACCTTCATTATTAGAAGTAATATAAATATTTGTAGCATTATTTTGGCTATTGTTATAAGTGCTCATGTTGTTGCTTGATGTGGCACCACTAAACATTCCATTAGCGCCTCCAACAGCGTATTTTCTAATACTTGGATTATTCATAACGCTACCTCCAGACATGTATCTAGACAACGTATCGGTTAGTCTATGACCGTAAGGTATAAAACCTCCAGTTTGATAACCAATCAAACCTCCTTTTTGTTCAAAATTCATTATTTTAGCTAATCTTGCATTACTTCCTATTAAAGAACCACTAGATCCAGATCCTGACATTTTTTCCATGAATCCCAAACCACTACCTTGAGAAGAGCTGGATGGAGCAGACGAAACTGATTTACCGGCTCCTGTCGCCCCTTTACCTAATCCGCTCATTCCAGCGGCCAAAAATACACTGCCAACAGCACCAACAATTGAACCAATCATTTGCGCTCTTTTTACTTTTCTTTGGTAATCTTCCATTTCTCTACGTTTAAAATCTTCATAAGCTTTTTGTTTCATTTCAGTAAAATAAGGATCATTAGAATAAGCGTATGCCGAATAATCTCCTGAATTTATAGCTTGAGCCGCTCTTCTATCTTGCAATAAATTTCCAGTATACTCAAATTTATCATCAATTAATTTTTGTTCTGCTTGCATATTGAACCCACCACCACTTTGAAAACGAGGTGCCATGCGATAATTTAAACTATCTAAATTACCTACCCCAATTGCAGCAACAGCTTCTCTATTTAATACATATTCACCATCTTCTAATAATGCTAAATTTCTATCTCCAGTTCTGTTGCCGGGTATATATGTACCATTTTCGGCACGAATAATACCGCCTCTTTGTTTACCAACGATTCCTCCGTTTTGTAATAAACCGCTACCAATAGAACCAATAGCTCTATACATAGCTGCTCTCATAACTTCTTGCATCAACATTTGACCAAAATTAATCACCATATCTTGCAATGCATCGCCAATTGATTTTGTTCCTTTTGCGACTTCCATTAAAGCATTTGTCATACCATCTGCAAAAGCAGAAGGAGCTTTTTCTGCTAAATCCAATATAATTTGATCTGATTGTTTAGCCATATTTCCAAAACCTTTTTCAAGCCTACCCATTATTGTTGTGTTTAATCTTTCGTTTTCTTGTTTAATTCTAATATCTTCATCTACAGTTTGTCTTTGTATGCCTAATATTTTTTCTCTTGTTTCGTATTGTTTTTTCAATAATTCAACTTGGGATTCTAATACTGGATTTCCTTTTGCTAATTCAGAAAGTTGAGTGAAATCAAGTACTGGTGCATTTGCACCTAATGCGCCAGCTGAACCAAGTTTTGATTGATTTTGAGCTTGTAAATAAGCTTGATATTTTCTATATGTACCAGCACCAAAATTATTATCAATAGCTTCAGGACTAAAATTTCCTGCATATTGAGATTTAATTAAATTAACATTAGACTCTCCGCCTAATTCTTCAACTAATTTACTACTTATCCATTCATTCATTACCTGTGTCAATTTTTCCAATGCATTTGTATTTTGAATTTCAGCAGCAAGTTGTAATTGAGCTTGAGCCATTTCTGTGGCTAAATTTTGATCTTCCATTCTTCTTTGTTCTTCAAGAACTTTATTTTCTATACCTATTCTTCTTTCCAAACTTTCCCTAACACCCATTCCATATTCTTGGCGAGGATCTTCTAATCCTCTTCTTAAAGCGGCAATATATGATTCAGAATTAGCTTTTGCAATGTCGATGGCGAAACCTAAATTTTTAGCAGTAATTTCTGCTTCTTTTATTCTAGTAAAATTTTCTTTTTGAATTCTATTACTCTCAACTGAATATTGTAATTCAGCTGCAATTTTTAATCTATTTAAATCTTGTTTTATTTGCAATTCTTTTTCTGCGTTTTGTTGATCTAAATCTAATTTTGTTTTTTCTCTTTGTGCTTGTGCTAGCGTTCTTGCAATTTCATCTTGTTCAAATTTGCTTTTAGCAAACTCACTTGCTCTTAACGCATTGCTTAGAGCATCTGTTATTTGAGTAAATTGATCTACAATTGCTTGTCTTTGTTCTTCTGGAGCAACTGCTACTTTGGTTTCCATAGCAGTTCTCGCAGCTTGTTGAAAAGCGGCTACATCTTTGGCATTTTGTAAATTTAAATTAGTTTGTAAACCTAAATTATTTGCATTCAATAATCTTTGAAATTCGTTTACTCTTTGATTTTGAATCTGATCACTTATATTTTTAACATTTATACTTTCATACTTACCACTCTGAAGTTCTTTTAAAACTTTATCTCTAAAAAGGGCAGCATTTTCCTGCGAAGTCAACATCGAGTCTTTAAATACTTTTGTTAACTCTTTTGTATTTTTCTGTAGAAAATCTGATCTTTCTTTGTTTTGTTGTATTTGAAATGATGTATAATCATCATTTAATTTAGTCAAAGAATCTTCAGCTTTAGTTTTAGCGGCGATATTTGCATATTCAAATTTTTTGATTTCTGGCAAATTACTCATCATATAAGACGATATTTGCTCATTTAATGAAGAAGTGAAGTCAGAAATTATAGATTGTATTCTTTGTGCGCTAGACTGTTTTTCAAAACTCATTGCCGCTTCAAATGCGGCTTGCTCAAGAGAATCTTGAATTTTTTGAAAAATTGAAGCGACGCTTTCTGTAGCTTTATTTCTATAGTTTTGAATATATTTGGATAAATCTAACCTCTGAGCATCTTTATCTAAAATATCAAGAACCTCAATCGGTTTATCTAATAATGACTCATAATAAGTCTGTACAGCAGAAGCTCTATCTTTTTCATCTTGCGGAACCATTTTTTCTGCAAAAGCCATTAAAGATTTATTATATGCTTTTTCATATTCTCCAGAAGCGCTAGTCGGCCTCATGCCTCTTTCATAACCAAGTCCTGCTGTTCTAGCGTTTTCTTTTGCAACATAACCCGCTTTCTGAGCTTCTTTTATAGCATCTCTAACTTGTTTAGAATAAGTTTTAGCGTCCTCTCCAAATCCTATAGCTAAAGCGCCAGCTCTTTCTTTTGATGTAAGACTTTTTGGTCCATACATTCCAGTTCTTCTAGCGCCTTCTTTAGCAACTTCAGTAGTGTATTGTTGCAATTTTTTAATCATTTCAGTGACATCACCACCAGCAGCAATAAAAGCATCTTGTAATTTAACGTCTTTAATTTGACTGAAATTATCTGATAGTTTTTTAGTAGCATTTTCTATTTCGCTAGAAGATGCACCTTTAGCAATCATATCTGTCAAATTCTTTTGAGCATCAATATAAGATGAAGCTGATTGAATGCTTTCTTGAGCTTTTTGAGTTTGTTTTTCATTTAATTGCATCAACTCATCTGCTGATAATGTAGCAGCACTTAATGAACTGTTAAATGCAACTAAACCACCTACAACAGCACCAACAGCACCACCTAAACCTGGAAATATCTGATTTCCTATAGCTGCTCCTGTTGAAATAGAAGTTAAACCTGTGCTTAAAAATGATTTACCCATTCTTTCCGTTGCGCTTAAATCAGTTCTTTCTTTATTGCCATATAAAGCTTGTTCAAATTGAGCAGCTATCATTGGCACAGCAAACATTGCAGTATTAGTAAATTTATCTAACCTTTCTTGGGAAGGCAAACTCTGCATCATTTTCTGATAAAAAGATTTAACAGAATTGCTAAAACCTCCAGACGAGTTAGCCACCATGCTATTAGTTTTTGCAAAAGTAGATTGTATATTATTCTTTAAAGCTTTATAACCATTTTCAATTGGATCAAGTAAATAATATGCTGGATACGCTTGAATACTTAAAAATGTATTTCTAATATCATTTAAAGCTTTAGTGGCTAAAGCATTTATTTCAGCTTGTAGTCTAGCTGGATCAAAACCACTTTGTGTAGCAGATGGTTGAGGTTGATTTCTTGCTTGTTGTCTTTGTTGCCTTCTCATACCAGCAAAATTAGGCACAAATCCTTTGTTCATCAAACCAGCATCTTTTTGATTCTTTATAGAATCAGATAACGCATTATTCAATCCACCATGATCAGAAATAGCCGCTGCAAAGTTTGGCTGAGAACTATTACGTATGAATGGAAAAGGTCCACTTTGTGTATCTAATACAGCTTTATTACCGCTCATATTAGATTCAAGATTCATTACCTTATTAATATAATCAGCAGCAAAATTTGGTATAAAACCTTTACTTAGACCATTTGGATAAATATCTTCTAAATGTACAGAACTTGTTTGCTTTTCATTAACACCCATTGTTTGAAAAGCAAATCGTAATTTATTTAAATCATTTGATGTATAACTCTGATATCCGCTAACTCTTTTTCCACCAACCATTTTTCCACGTTCTTTAATTAAAGTTTTAATTAATTCTTGAGGAACAAATGAACCAAATATAGGAATTCTATCAGCTATTTTTTCACCACCTTTATCTAATTTATCTAAAATAGGCAACAATAAACCTTTATGTGTAAAAGACAATTTAGGAGAATTTAAATCCGAATAAAATTTAGGAGCCAAGGCGTCTTTTTCCAAATCATAAGAAATCTTTTTACTTCCTAGATTTTTAAAAGCATTATATGATTCATTTTTTGCAGCAAGAATTTCTTTTTTAACGTTTTCATCTAATGGTTTGCCATTATACCTTAAACTTGCATTTACTAATTCGTTGTATTTTACATATAATTCATTCAATTTAAAAATTGAATTTATAAATTCTGTTTTCTTTAATGGATCTATATTATTTTTTGATAAACTAGCCGCTTGTTTTTTTCTAATAAATGGTAACAAAGTTTTTAAATTAACAATCAGATTTGGTATTCTAGGGCCAACAACTTCACCGGCATTGATTTTTTTCACTTGGCCGGATTCGAATAATGATTTTAATTCATACAAAGGATTACCAAATTCACTGCTCATAAATCCAACATTTAAAACGCCTGATGAATCTATGCCTAATTGCGATCCCGTTTTTCTAGCAATCGCATGACCTAATTCGCTTTCCTCATCATCATAAAAATTAGGTATAAAACCTCTACTTGCTTGTAGAATTTGTTCTGTCCCCCTTTTTACTTCTTTATCAGCATTATAGAATAAATATTCAGGTCTACCTCCAATGCTACGTACAATATTATCTATATTTTCTAAAGGCTTTTCACTATGCCACATTTCAATTAATTCGTTTTTAGCTTGTGTAAATTTTGTTCTTAATGTGGCATCAGGCGTAGTATCACCAGACTTCATTTCAATAACAGGACCAGTCAAATTATCTTCTAATGCATCAATTCTGGTATTACCTGGAGCCCCATGAAATCTTTTACCACCTTTTTCATAATTTGAAGCAAAAACAATATTATTTGTGGCAAACATTTGTTTTGCTTTTTCAAGCGCCAAACGTTCGAAATTTTTTGCGAATGGATTTGTTTGCGAAGTTGTTGTACTACTAGGTAATGTACCTATACCAGCAATACCTATTCTTTTAAATCCCGAACTCAATACTCTTTGTAATACTCCTTGTTTTCTTTCTTGTATAGCTTCGCTAGAAGGTCTCCAACCAGCTGCTCTAGCTTGAGCTTCAGTAAAAGGCGCGTCTTGTTCTTTCAATTGCCCGGCTGTAATTCTATCTACGACAGATCTAATTTTTCTATTATTTAATTTTTTATATTGTCCAAAACCTATATAATAATCAGTAGGCAGTTCTGCTGCTGCAAAATTTGGAATATATCCAGAAGAATAAGCTTCTCTAGAGCCATAATAAGTAAGAGAATCAAATAAATCTTTATTTTTTAAAACGGTTTTTCCCGGTTCTTGTTTGGACTTATAAATAGATTTTTTATCTTGAGCTTTTTTGAAAGAATTAAAAAAGACTTCTTTTTGATATTCATATTGTCTAGCTTTAGGATGGAAAGGAAATTCAGATCCATCTCTAAAAACAGTATAATCACCCCAAATTCCTTCTCTACTTTTTTTAGCTTTCTCTGTCAAAGTTAATAAACTTGTATCTCTAGTATATCTGAAATCAGGGACAGCTAAACCTTGTTGAACTAAAGTTCTTGAAATATCAGGATCATTAAAAATAGATCTAAAGTAAGCAGATTTCCCCTTAACAATATTATTATTTAAAATATTTACTCCTGCCGGATTTAAATATTTATTTGCTAATAAATTTTTAGCTTCATTATAAAATTTTTGATTATTTTCAGGCGCATCTACGCTAGCTAAACGATAATCAATTGAATTTGGATTAATAGGTAGAGCCGCAATAGTATCTCCATCTTTAACTTCTTTAATGGATGATAATATTTTTTCTGCAAAATTAGGTATAAATCCATTATTCATGTATGGATCAACACCTGTTCTATTTATTGAATTACGTCTATGAGTTCTTCCAGCTTGTGAATTTGCAGGAGGATTAATAAATGGTTGAGCAAAACCCGGCATATATTTCACCTGTTCAGCAGTATTCATTACTCCACCAACTGGAGATTGAACAACTTTACCCGGTATATAACCACCAGCAATTGCGCCGATGGTTTCTTGAAGTTTTGCTTCTTCAGGGATATATCCCCCGCTTCTTGTAACTCTTAGACCTCCTGAACCTTTAACAGTTACTCCTTGTGCAGACAATGCTGGAGCTAAAGCAGCTACTAATGCTTGTTGTCTTTGATATTCTGCTGTTTGTTGTCTCGCTAACTGTAATAATAACTGAGCTTGCGCAGCTTGATTACCCATTTGACCCGCTAACGCTTGTGAAATAGGGCCTTGTTGCTGCATGATTTGCAATATAGCTTGTTCAATATTTTTTCTATTTTGTGTTTCTGTTGTAATACCAACAATCTGAGGTAACGCTTGAGTAAGATATGAAAATGAATTCTGTATTAATTTAAACAATACGAAAAACGCACCAATTGCTCCGGGGCCAGCCAATACATTTCGTATACCTTTTAATAAACCATTTGCAAAAGTAGAACCTACACCTTCACCCTCAAGAATCTCATTTAAATTCTCAAATATTGATTTAAAAGTTTCTGCCGTGTATTTAGCTAAAGGTTCAAATGTCACTTTACCAACATTATTGGCGAACTGTTGAGCAACTGTGCTAGTTTGGCTTAATAAAGCATCTAATGTTTGATTTAATTTAGCGGCAGCAATTTGAGCTTCGTTTGTCGCCATTGCGCCTTTTTGCAAAGCTCCAGCATAAGCACCTTGCTTATTATTTAAATCTCCTATGATTGCTTTTAATATGTTAACTTGATAAACACCTGCAACTTGTTCAGATAGTTGAGATCTTTGTGAATCAGCTAAACTATTATAAGCAGAAGCAAAATTCTGTAATATTTGGACAGCAGGTAAAATATTACCTTGGATATCACGAACTCCGATATTAAAAGCTTCTAATTGATCAAGCGTTTCTGTACGTTGTAATCTTGTAAAAATTGTTTTTAATGCGTTACCGATAACAGCGCCACCACGCGCAGTTTTTTCCTGCGCTGCTGTAACGAGCGCATTTAATTGATCAATATTAACACCAGCTTCTTGCGCTGCTAGACCTGTTCTAGAAAGAGCTTCAGCTAAATCACCGGCACTTACAGCATAACTTTGTTCGACAGCGACTAGTTTATTTAAAACTTGTGTTGTTGTTATTCCTGTAGCTTGGAAACCATTTACTGTAGCTGTTAATGCTTCAATAGCATTGTTTACATTCATGCCTGCTAATCTGGCAAGCGTCATTGCGTCTGCTGTTCTTTGTAATACTTCTTCAGCTTTAACACCTTGACGTGAAAATTCTAGAGCAGCTTTAGATGCATCACCAAATGAACTAGCTGTTTGTTTGCTAACATTAAACAAATCTGTGCTAAATTTTTGTAATTCTTTAGTAGTTAATCCGAAAACACGATTAATATCAGCTAAATTCTTTTCTACTTCAACTGTAACTTCAGCAATGCTTCTAAAACCACGTAAAACACCACCTAATATAGCAGTTGATGCACCGAACGCGATAACACGCGCATTAGAAGCAGCTAATGCAGCCTCGAAATCCTTAACATCACCTGTAATTCTACCAAGAGGTTGAGAAAAAGCTCTTGCATTTACTTGTAGATTGACCTGATTTTGATTTGCAAATCGTTGATTGTAAGCTTGTACACCGGCTTGAATTGATTGAACTAAGGCGGCTTGATTTGCTGCTACATTGATTTGGACTGCCATATTTATTATTTACACAATAAAAATCATCAATTTCCAAATATTTTGAGCATGTCATCCATTGAAAGGCTGCCACCTTTCTTTTTCGCTTCATCTGCTAATGATAAAGTTTTTTGTCCGGGTTTGGTAATATTAAGATATTCTAGATCTTCTTTTGTAGCTCCGACAATAGATTCTGCTCTGTTTTCAGCATTTGCATTTTTATCTCTTAATTTTTTAACATTTTCATTTGCATTTATATAATCCATTATCTTATCAGGATCAGAACGAATTTCTGGCGGCATATTTTCATTCTGCTGAAATATATTTCTGAAAAATCGAGCATAAATAAGTAATTTCAATTGATTATATGTTAAATCACAAACAGGCTTATTAAAAAACTCAATAGGATTTTCACAAAACGGCATGTACAGATTAAAAAAATCTTGCAAAATAATTTTTTGTATACTGTTGTCGTTTATTTCTTTATAAACTTCATTATACTGTTTTATAATTGCAAATAAGCTTTCGGCGTCAATATCGTCATATTCTTCTTTTTCATAAACTAAATGCTTTAATTCTTTATCTTTATAAAGACATTTAATAATATAATAATCATTAACTTTATCTTCAGCATAAGATTCAGCCGTTCTATTAAATAAAGAAGCGCGAGTATTTTTTAAATCATTTAATATATTAGAATTATCTTCGATTTCTTTATTAAGTCTTTCTATTTCTGATTTAAGATAAGTGTTTTTCTTTTGTTTAAGAAAATTTTCAATCATTTGTTCGTATTGCAATATTTTATTTTCTTGATTTTGAGTCCATTGTTTTTCTTCAATCAATTGTTTCAATACTTCTTTATGCGAAGGTACGCCTTTTGATTTAGCTTCTTCTAAATATTCATTATAAATAAGCTCAATACCAACTTGATCATCAAAAGACAAATGCTTGAGATAAAAAAAATTCTCTAAGATTTTAACCTCAGAGAATCCGTTTTTAATATCTCTAAATATTTTTTTGTAGTTATTCTGTTGGAATTTTTCCATCGATTTCACCGATTATTCTATCAAATTCTTCTTTATCAACATTGCTTGTGAAAAACCAATAACTAATAATACTCGCTAGCTTACTATAACACTTTGCATAAATTTCATTTTCATTTTCTTCGTATTCATGCATTGAACCTTCCTTAGCTTCAAAAGACTTACCAGCAAATAATGGTTCGAATTCTGCATTCTTCTTTGATGCGTCCTTAAAAAATGAAAGATTTAAAACATACCAAAGAATTGCGCGGTTCTGAGCTTTAATATCAGCAGTATGATTAAATAAAGTAATATAACTAGTTTCCTTTTC